AAAAAGATACGCATTTGATACAGCTAGCAGATGAATGCAGATATAGTGATAGATTGCTAAACTTTATTTTACTAAAGATTGAGTCAATCATTAACTGAAATGGCTCAAAGTTTACGATAAACCATGATACTGCGATATAACTTAATATTGTCATTTTTTATTGTTTAGATATTAAGCAAATGTATGATTAATTTTTCAACAATAAACAAATTAATTTATTAACAATAAATTGTGTATAAAAAAAAGCGTAAACAATTAAGTCTACGCCTACGTTTTTAACTTAAAAATTTTATTTATTTACGAAGCAATCTATTTTTTTAAGCGTTGAAAGTGAAACGTCTTTGCCTTCTAAAAAGTTTGTAAGCTGGAAAAAATGAAATTTGTTTCCTTTTTCTTGTATTTCTTTTACTATGCTGTTTCGTGTTTTAAACTTTAAAATTTTTTTTATTTCAGTTCTTAATTGATCGTCTTGTATTAACATCTTAAAAAGGTAAATCATCATTAGTATCTAAAACTTTATTTTGTAACTCATCTGTTTTAATATAAGGCTCACTAAAACTTGCTGACATAAATTTAACTCCTTTTGCTGAAGTCTTCATCCATAACGCTACTTCCATTTCTTTACCGTTTACGTTTACCTTGCCTTTATAGTCTGGATGGTTGTCCGCTTTTTTGTTGTCGTTCTTAAAAATTGCACCTGTGTTAATTCTTGTTTCCATTTTTATTTGTTTTTGTTTGTTTCTGTTATAAATTCTAATGTTTTACTATCAATGTATTCTTGCACTTCTAACCATTGTTCAACGGTTATTGAATTTGGTAAGGTTGTTTCCCAATATAAACGCCAAAAAGACGTACTATCTTGACCGTTTACAATTTGTTCTTGTGTTTTCATTTGCTTTTAGTTTTATATTCGTGTTTTAATCGCTCCAAGTATAGAACAAAGTCCATTGCTTCTTCTTGTGCGTGTTGTAGCCATTCTAACGTTGTTAAATCGGTTCGTTCTAACGTTGTCTTGTATTTCTTTATTCCTACTTCTGAACGTTCTTTGAACCTTGCCATAACGTTTAAAACGTTTTTGTCTTGTATTTGTATGTTCATATCAACCAATTAAATAAATTGTAAATACCAACGGCAGCAAAACCATAAATTGCTATCCAAATAATAATTGCTATTGTTTTTTCTTTCATATTGTTTCTATTAAATTATTAAAATAAATTCTTGCCTGTTCTACTTTGTTTTGTATTTCCCAAATTATTGTTTCATCTCGTTCAATTTTAAATACTTTTACTTTCGTGTTTTTGGGTAAATGGTCAAAGTTATGTTTTTTTTCTACGTACTCTCGAATTTCTGCGTCTTCATCAATTTTAAATTGTTTCCAGTGCTCACGTCTTATTTCGTCTTCAACTATTTCTAAAGGGGTGTTTACTAAACAATAACAAAGTAACGCTTCGGTTTTTCCTGTTAACCACATATAACCCTGCAATTGAAAAAAATAGTCTTTTGTAGGTATTTCAGTTTCAAAAAACGGAAACGTATGAGCTTCGTAACTACACTTAATATCTAATAAAATTTCATTCGTGTTTACGTCTGGTGTTCCTGTAATAAATTCGTTGTTAAAGTGTTCTTCGTTCTTAAAAATAAACCCTAAACCTAAAACATCGTTTACCAAACTTATTGCTTCGTCTTCGCAATGTAAACCCTTGTCGGTATAACGTGAACTAAATTCTTTTTTAATGCCAAATTTTTCTTCTAAAACAAGTTCTTGAATGTAACTTTTTGCCGTTTGACTTAACACTTCGGTCTTGTTGCGTGGAGCGGTCATTAACCGCCCCAGTGCTGAACAACGTATTTTCATACCGTTATTATTTTTAGTTGTGCTTCCGTTAAATTAAACTTTGTTGTTAGTTCTTCGGTAGTATATTCGCCTTTGCTAATTGCGTCAATAGCTTTTTGAAAACGTGCGTTGTCTATTGTAGCTTTTTTAGGTTCGTTTTTTACTTGTTCGCCACTTGCGTCTGTGTCTTTGTCCGTAACTAAACCAAGCATCGAACTTAATGCGTAACGTCTTAAATAAGTTATTGCACTTCCTAAAACTTGAAACTCGTTCATACCTTTTAAAATTACTCCCTGTGGAATATCAATTTTACTTTCAATACTTTCTGCGCTTTCAATATGAAATAAACAGGTTGCTATTTGTGTGCCGTTAATTAATTGTGTAAACCCTAATCCGTGTTTTTTTAGTAGTGGGTTAATTACTTCAAAAATCTTTGGTAAGTCTGCGTAGGTGTAGCCGTAACCTTGCGTTGCTTTGTGAATTACTGGAACTTCTTGTTGGAAGTCTGCAAGTGCTTTAAATAAATGTTTCATAGTTTTTGTTTTTATTAATTAATTGTTTAATGCTTCTGTGTATTCTTCATAAAATAATTCTTCATCTGTTTTGTAATTGTATTTGATATATTCTACGCCTTGACCAAAACAAGAGGCAATTTGTATTCCATTTTCTAATGCAATATAAACATACCCAGTTTGTTTATTAAATCCGCATTCCATAATTTCCTCATTGTAAGCATTTTTTAAATGTGCCTTTTGTACTAAAATCCAACTTTCATAATCAGAAGTCCCTAAATCTTTAATAAATTCGTTTGTTTCCATAGTTTTTGTTTTAAGTTAATAATTAGATACAAATATAAAAAGAATTATTTAATAAATAACTATTTTTTTAATTTATTTTTATAAATTTCAATTATTTCTTTTAGTTCGTCTTTACTCCATTTTTTAACTTCGTGTGCTTTGCCCTGAAGCTCTATTAGTCTTTGCGCTCCTATTCGTTTTTCAATACCTATTTGATAGTTTAACAGGTTACCGCTTAAATAAGTATTACATGCTTCGCATTGCAAATGTACATTGTCTTCATCAAACCTAACATTTGAGTGTCCGCCTTGAGAATAATAATGTCCAGCGTTTTCTTTTTTACAAGGCTTGTTGCAAGAAATACAATTTAATCCGTTGTCTCGTTGCCTTATATATTTATTAAAAATCTGTTGTGCTATTTTTAAATAATCATTTACCGTTTTTAATTCTTCAACTAATTTTTTTTTCTTTTTATTCCACTCTTTATTTTTTTGTACCTGGATCATTTCTTTTATACATTCGTTTTTTAAACAAAACTTTTGCAAAGAGTTGAAGGGTGTAAATTCTTCTTTGCAGTTAAAACATATTTTTGTTCGTGTTTTCATCTTTTTATAAAACTAAATATATGTTCAATTATTGGTAATGTCCAACCGTCACCTAATAATGAACCTGCTTTATTTTTGGAAAGTATAGACGTATATCCATCCGGAAATCCTTGTAATCTTTCTAATTCAATTTGAGTACATATTCTAAACATATCATTATTTTTTTTAATTAATGTAATTAAACCTTTTAAACGAAATCTTTTATACATATATAATTGTGCCTTTTCTGAATCAAAATTTTTAAATGTATATGCATCACAATATCTTTCTGTTAAGCAACAATGTTTTTTACAAATTGCAACTCCATTTTCCAAAATATCTTGTAATAAAATTTTTCTATCTTTTGGTTGTGGAATATCCGTTACAATATCAAACATTGTTTCTTTCGTTTTTATATTGCTCCAATAGTATCGGTCTCGCAGTTGTGCAGTTACTAATTTTGAATTTATACGAACTGGGTAAACACCTAAAGCCCTTGACATAATACCAACGTCTAATTTAGATGCTGAACCAACATTTTCTTGTAAGAATAAAACCTTTAAATTAAGTTTTTTTATATGTTCTAAAATCTCTACAAACACAAAAAACAAACTTGACTTAATTCCGTTTATTCCTGCTCGTTTTCCAGCTGCGCTTAAATCTTGACAAGGTGAACCACTTAAAATTAAATCAATACTTTTCCAATCAATATTCCATTCCTTCCATTTTGTAACATCTCCAACTTGTATTGTATCGGGAAAATGATGTTGCGTTAATTGTATTGCATAAGGTTTTATTTCACTTGAGTAGTATTTATTTACTTTAATACCTACATTTTCTAAAGCTTGCCTGCCAGTGTTCATTCCATTAAATAAAGATACTACATTCATAATTCTGCGTTGTTAAATTCTATTATTTTTTTTAAGTCTTTAACATTCTGTTTTAATTCTAAATTTATATGTTGTAAATCAAAATTAATTTGTCTTGTTACTCTAAATTCTTTTTCCAAAGTTTGATAAACAACCATTGCCCGTGTAATTTCTATTAAAGACTGCTGCATAGAATTTATTAAATCAGTTCTATTCGGATGCTTCGTTTTTATGTCTTCAATACTTACTTGTAATTTTAAACAAGTGTGGTTTAAATTTATTCTGCTACTCAATAAGTCAAGTTCCATTTTAAAAAGGGTTTAAATTAATATTATTTGTTGGTCTAAATTCCGAAATTACATCTTTTCCGTAAATTTTAAAACCTAATCCATAATTGTATTCGCAATAAACTGGATCGTTTAATCCTGTGTGTTTTCCTCCTGTATCAATATCTTTTATTTTTTCAGTTGAAACCCAAGTTACATACTTCATGTTTTCGTGTTTAATTAATCTATGAATAACTATCATATCATCGCATCTATTTGTAAATGCTTTGCCACCTTCAACGTGGTCTTTTAACGGTGCTTTTAAATGTCCTTTAAAATCTCCATCTGGATAAATATTTGAACTCCTTCCGCTTTCAGTATTTGGATGAGTATTTATATAAATTGTCATCCCTGTTTTGTTTACAAATTGTCTTGCTGCATTCATAAAATTATAATTTCCTTCATAAGTCATATTTCTGTCAAGTCCAGTAAACGGGTCAATTAGTGCAACATCGCATTCGCTATCTTCAAATATTTTAAATAATTCTTCGTGTTTGTATAGCCTATCGTTTTTTACAAATGTAAAGTATTGTTCCAAGTATGCTGAATAGTTTCTTATTTCATCGTGAGTTAATTGTTTAAAATGGATACCTGCATACATTTGTATTAAGTCTCGTAAAATTTGTCCGTGTTGGTTTTCTCCGCTCCATATTATAAACTTTAATTTATGTTTAAGTGCAAGTGCTAAAAAATACCAGTTTATAAAATAAGTCTTTCCAACGTTGTCATGACCTAAAATTATGTTTACTTGTTTACGTTTAAATTTTAAATAATCATCTAAACCATTTCCAAGTTCTAAACCGTGTTTTATTTTACCGTCTCGATAGTTTAACAGGTATTCAAGTGCTGAACCGTTATTTAAGATATCCATATTTTCTTGCTTTTATTTCTTCTGGTGATATTCCTTCTGATGTTGATTCGTTTTTTTGTAACCATTTTACGGCTGTTAAGTATAAACTTTTATATTTTGTATTGCCTTTGTAATTTTCAATTTCGTTTAAAATATCGCTAATTTGATTACTAGAATAATTTAATAATAATTTATTTACTTCTTCATTTGTTATAAATAAGTGTTGAAATTCTCTATATATATTTTCTTTATTATTCTTTTCATTCTTGTTAGTGTTCGTTTGCTTTATCGTTTGGTGTTCGTTTACTTTATCGTTTGTTTGATACTCTTTATACTTAACTATTGATATTAAAGTAGTTACATTGTTTTTTTGCCTTATTATATTTTGGTCATTTTCTAACGATTTTAAAAACCTTTCAACCTTACCTCTTGACCATTTCCAGCGTTTAGCTAAACTATCAATATCATAACCAACTTGACCCTCTTTTACATCAACACGAATACCACGTTTATAAAAATAACCTTCTTTGTGGTTTGCTAATAATAATAAATCAATCCACGCGTGTGTTTTATCAAATGGTTCACAATTGTAAATTGGGTTTTCTAATAAGCACCTGTGTATTTTAATCCAACCTTTCATATTCTAAATTTTTTTAAATAAAAAACCCCTGTTGAATCCGCAGGGTCTCACTTCTGCTTCATTAACAAGGGTTAATAATTTTTTATGTTCTATTACGTGAGACCGAACCATATCGCAAATATAATTATTATTATTAAATAAACACGAATTAATAAATATTATTTTTAATTCTTTCCTGAATTAATCTTAAATCAGTTAAATTCTTTGCTTCTTTTACTTCATTCCGCAAATTGTATTCAACTGTTTCTGGAGCTTGTAAATTCAAAAGTAGTTTGTAATACTCCGTGTCTATTCTTAATTGGTTGTCGTTTACATCCGTCAAGTCTTGATAAGTTTTTAAACCGTGTAAGATAGTCGCGTGGTTCATATTAAACATACCACCGATTCTTTTAAGTGTATAACCGTCTTTTCGTAGTTGGTTAAATAAATAAATTCTTCGGTGTACAATTTCACGTTTGCGGTTTTTAATTCCAAGCCCGTCTTGTTCGATTATTTGTTTTATTAGTTCTATCATTTTTCTATTTGTTTAATTTCAATTATAATGTCATCGTTCTTTTGTATTAAGTTTTTAACGTGCTGGAAGTCGTATGCTTCAACAATTCGTGTTTCTAACTTAACAGGTGCGCCAACGTACGCATAAGTTTTATATGTTACTTTAAATCGTTTCATAGGTTTATATTTAGTGTGTTCGTTTTTTTTTATTCTGCAAATTTCAAGGTATAACCCTAAATCAAATGAACCCCTATCCTGCCGTTGCCACCAGTCTAATTGGTCGTATATAGTTTCGCTTGTCATAACTCGTGGTAAAAAGTGTAATTACTATCGTCATTGCTTGTTTTCCATTCCCAAAAGTTGTAATGTGCTAAATCGCTGTTTATTGCTTCTTGCATTTCAAGGCGTACATCTTCTAAAATACGAACCCCAAGAACGTGCGGTTGTAAATAGTCGTCTGTTTCAATTAACCACTTTTGCGAAATTTCAACGTCTAATTCAATAAATGCGTATTCACTTACTTCGTCATAATCGTTGAACTCCCAAGTTCCTGCAATTGAAAATTCCCAACCTGCAAACTCATAGTTTAAATTCCATTCTCTATGGTGTATTTCTAAAATTCTATTTTTCATCTTACAACGCTTTTAAATACATTAAACAATAGAACATACCACCGAACACTATAAACATCGTTAAAGTGCCTAAAAATTGCCTTAAAAACGATTTATGTTCTTCTGTTGTTGGTGTAAAGTAATCAATTAAGTTTTTCATAGTCTTATTTTTTAAATTGGTTAAATAAATTTTCTATTTCCTGCATCTGCTCTTTGTTTAAAAACGTTGTTAAAGTTTGAATAATTAAATGCAGTTGGTTTGTGTTTAATTTGTCTTCCTGTTGTTGTGCTTCCAGGAAGTCTAATACTTGGTTAAATGTTTTCATAGTTTTTAAATTGTTTAGTTAATAATTATATACAAATCTAATACTTATTTTAATAACTGCAATACTTTTTAACAATTATTTTTAATTTATTTTTAAAATGCTTGTGTTTATTGGGTTTGCTGAATAGAAAAAAACGTTATTTATATTCATTCTAAATAAAAACAAGGGCAAATTCTACTCTTGTTCAGGTGAAAAACATATAACGAAGGTAATTTTTACCTAATAACGGAATAAAGTAAGGTAAAAACCTTAAAGTCTTTTATGTTATTATGGTTATAACCTTAAAAATGTCACGTTTATTAATTAAAAAACTGGACAAATTTAAAGTATTGATTTAGATTATCATGTTATAATCGGAATTTTGCCTATTATGTAAAGCATATCTTACAATAATGGTGGTTTTTGTAAACTTTATTTAGCGTTATTGTTCACAAAAAAAAAACAGCTGCGTGCTGGGGAGCTTACAACTGTTTTCTTTTTTTTAACTATGAATTACAAATTTAGTGTTTATATTTGAATTTCAAAAATTCTGTGTAACTTTTATTATTTATTTTATAATATTTTTTGCAATCATCACATCTCATCCAATGATGGATAGTGCCTCCTGCAGTAACTACCTTTTTATTATACCTCACATTATAGTTACTACATTCAGGACAGCAGTACTTCTCATCTCCCTCCATTACAGCATAATGAGTAGATGGAGCTGCATAAGAATTGAGTTTATTGAATACAGCTTCTAGTACAGTGACATCCATTTTGCAATAGTCTACCATCTTATCCATAGCCTGCTGATCTTTCTTAAAAACTATGTCTTTCCACAAATCAAGTCCCCCTGTATCCATCTTTTGACCTACTCCAAGATATTTTGCTATGTAATCTAATTTATTAGAATTAAAATTAAAGTATCTTTTAGCCCATTTAAGAGTATCTATAGTCTTAGGTGAGGGCATAACATCAATACCATGTAATAGAGCTCTTGTGCGTATCCATTTGAGGTCAAATCTATCCCCATTATGAGCCACAATTTCATCAGCTTGAGCCATAACTTTGAGGAATGCTTTAATCATTGCCTTATCAGATTGCTTTTTATCCCAAGTTAGGAACTGTACATCATCCTCATGCTCCCATTTATAGCAGATGCAGATAATAGCTCTCTCATGAATGATGTCACTTGGATTAATAGTTAGGTTATAGCCTGCCCTCCAGCAGACAGAAACATTGAATGAAGTTTCAATGTCGTAAAACAGTCTTTTTCTTACCATAAGTGGTGTAAACTTAGAACAAATACTTCTCTCTCGCAAATTTAAAGAGATAAGATAGCAGTAAGCCTATGCCTACCCCTACAAATAACAGGTTCAGATTGCCTCTAGTTCTAGGTCTTGTGGCTTTAGCCTGTGCTTTCTCTACAATACGATCTTTGTAGATAGTTTTTATTTTAAGTTTATATTCTCGCTTCAATTCTATTTTTGTCTTAGGGACATA